ATGACACCCGAAGGCGCGCAGGCTTTATCAGCGTTGAGCGCGCAGGCTTTATCAGCGTTGAAGGCTGGCAAAACAACACCGGCATGGGACCAATTTGCAGTAGCACCAATTCAATAACCGCATAGCTTGATTTATGCGCTGACTCTCGACTGAAAGGAAAAATCTATGTTACAGAGCATCACATATACCGGGACAAAGCTGACCCCGATATATCCGACACCCGGCGGTAGTCAACAGTCAGCGATTAAGCTGGTACAGGGTATCTACAAGTCCGGGCAGATTTTAGAAGAAACGGCCGTAAAGGGTACGTTTCGGTCCCTGGCTGTCGCTGCCAATGCAAAAATGTTGCTTGAATATGATTGCGCCGTTGACCTGACCGGCAATATCTTTTTAGGCAGCCAGATTGCCAATGAAATTGGCGTAGGCGAATTCTACACCAGCGCTTATACGCAAGGCAAGTTCCTGACAACCGATTTGAAGGGAATTATCCCCGTAGCCACGCTGACAACAGCCCTGGCAGGCGCGAATAATGATTTGAAGTATTCGTCAGTGTCAAGCGGCGTTGCTGGCAACTCGACAACGATTCGTTACGTTGATCCTGCGGCGGCCAATGCTCCGTTGTCTATCAGCGTGACAGGTCAGGCGATTACTGTCAATTTGGCAACCGATGGCAGTAGCGTCATTACTTCTACGTCCGCACAAATCGCGGCGGCTATCGCAGCCAATCCACAGGCGGCGGCGCTGGTGACCGTGGCGAACGCTGGCGCGGATACCGGCGCTGGTGTTGTTATTGCAATGGCGGCAACACCCTTGACAGGCGGGAGCGATACTGCGCCTGCGCTGGTGTTAGGTGACACAGCTATCATTGCGGCTCTTGGCAGGCTGGAAAGCGGGACCCCGGATAACGGAATCCTGCATTTAACTTAATGCGGTGACAATCGCAGAAACTTCTTAACGAAAGGTAAAACACTATGGCAATGTCTCTGGTATACCCGACAAATCGGACGTTAAGGGTAATAGCGGCTGTCAAAGCGCCAAATCTGGAAGCGCGCCGCTATATCTTTACGATCTTGCCGATTGCGACTATAGACTCTCATAATTTGGAATGGGAGCAAGAGGACGATTACACCGGCCTACAACAGGTTCGCGGCCTGAATGGCCAGCCGCCACGCGTGCAACACGTAGGCGGGAAACGGTTCGTAATGGAACCGGGCGTGTACGGCGAACACATGGTAGTTGACGAAAAGGAAATGACGGTACGCCGCAAGTGGGGTGACCTGACCGATGCGAGTATTGACATTTCCGATTTGGTTATGAGACGGCAGGACCGTCTTTTAGCCCGTCGCTATGATCGAATCGAGTATCTTGGCTGGATACTCTTGACTACGGGAACATTCGCGGTATCGAGTGTTAACGGCGCGGTATTACATACCGATACATATTCATTGCAGACATACACGGCCGCTATCGCATGGTCAACGTTTGCGACAGCCGTACCGCTGTCAAATTTTCGTGACATCCAATTATTAGGCCGTGGCAAGGGTGTTAGCTTTGGCGCGAATTCCAAAGCTATCATGTCGAGGGTTACTCTTAATCGGATGTTGAGTAACACGAACGCTAACGACATCGCAGGCCGCCGCGTTACCGGCTTGCTGTCGCCGCTGTCTATCAGTGAAATTAACACAATCTTGCTGAATGAAGGCTTGCCGCAGATAGTCGTTTATGACGAAGGCTATCTTGACGATTCGCATACTTTTCAATTGTTCATTGCGACTGGCAAAGTCCTCGTCACTGGTATACGTACTGACGGCGGCCAGATTGGCGAATACTTAATGACCCGCAATGTCAATAACCCTGGATTCGCACCGGGAGCATATCAAAAGATAGTAGATCACGGCGACAAACGGGTACCGCGTGAAATCGAAGTCCATGACGGCCACAACGGCGGGCCGGTCTTGTTCTACCCGTCGGCCATGGTCTTAATGAACGTGTAGAAGGGACAGGCACGTCATTAGGCGGGGCCGTTTAGCGCTGGTGTCGGGCGGCTCCGTTAAAATAATTTGACAGATTGAAAGGATAAATAGAATGGCAGTTAAACAGACAGTAAAACTTGACCGAAACTCTACAACGCGGTATAGAGTCATGCATCACATCGGCGGGTTTACTCCTACCGAAGATGAATTAATGCAGGATCACATACCGGGCGGCGTTGAACATTTGAATATAATCACCCTCGACAGGCTCCCGGAAAATATTAACCTTGACAGGCTGGCAAGGCTTGGCGCGATACGTGAAGCCACGCCGGCCGAAGTAACAGAGTACGATAAGGGAAACCACGGCGTACAAGATACACTTCGTGAGGATGAACCGGAATTAGAGGATTTTGCCTCAAATCCTGTCGGCCGGGATGATAAAACCGGAAAAGTTGACCCTCAAAGGATGTCACGCGCTGAAATGTCAGAATTTACTAAAGCTGACTTGATTATCGCAGCGCAGGAAAACAAAATCGTCGGTTACAGTAGCATGAGTAAGGATGAATTACTCGACTCCCTGGCTGGATTGAAAGCGTAAAGACAATGCCGACGCCACAGCAAATTACGGATGCCGCCGCAGGGCTTGTACCGCCTACCACGGGCAGCCTGAGCACAAACGATCAAGCAATTTTGTTTGTGAATTTGAAGAAGTATCTATATGACACAGGCCGCAGCGGCGGCTACCCGAATTTGCAGACGAAGATTGCGGCCCAGGTAGGTATTAACGCTGCGGTCCTAAAAGCCGTTCTGACTAATCTTGATGAAATCGGTTCCGACGTGGCAGCTATTAATAGTTCTGTCAATTGGAACATGCCAGACAACTTTAAGAATGAAATGGAATTCGCTTTGTTTACCATGTTTGAGCCTGTTCCGCTGACGATCATGGGCACAAAACCAAGCGATATGGCAACCGCGATACGCATGGCCGCGTGTGGCTGTTACGGGGTACACTTATCTACCTGCATTTTTTATAATCAGCCGTTTTTGGCTCCGATTACAAGGTACTGACAATGGGCACCGGCTATTTAGTCAAGACGACACGGCTCTTTGCAATACAATACCGACTTGAACGCAAGGCCCTCTTTGGCAACGCGAAATTAGGATTGTTAGGGCTTGGCAATGACGGCGGCTATGTCAGCTTGGTTTCTGGCGGCCTGGTTAACGGCTGGCGCGGTCGCAAGCCTGTTGATCCTACGGCGGGCAGCCTGACACGGTTCATAGACGTGCTGATTCTTCCACCGGTCACTGTGGAAATCTGCCGTGATGCGGTTGCGCTTCAGATTGCGAATATTTTGTATAAGAAGATAGGCAACACCCCTTTTGACGGGTCAACGCCTAACCAATGGATTTTTGAGATTGAATACAGTCGAGACATTCCGATTACGCTATGATTAGTTTTGAATACAACGTAACGTTTGATACTCGTAATGTTTTTAACCTGACAAACATTGTTACGGATAACATTGCGCGAGATATGCAAACAGTCATTGATGCTCTGGTAAGGAATGTACAGGCTAATATACCTGACGGTGACCTTGCGCAAACTGTTGTCGGGGTTGTCAATCAAAGTGGCTATGGTTCAATCTTCAATGAAGTGACAGGCAGCGTTTTTAGCACATGGCCTAATATGTATTGGTACGAACACGGCCGGCCGCCGGGCGGTAAGATGCCGCCCAGTGACAAGATTATTAATTGGATCAAAAGGCACGGTATCAGGCCGGACCCTGAAAAGACGTTGCGTTCTTTCGCTTTTGCTGTCAATTGGAATCGAACGCAGACTGTCAGGTTTGTCCACAATGCGCCTAATCGCGGATGGGTGCCGATTGACGTTTTAGTGGCATGGGCAAAAAATAAAGGTATTGTACCGACTGAAGAGTTTGCGCTTAAAAGTTTGGCTTTTGCTATTGGAAAAGAGATTGTCAGACGTGGTATCGAGGGAAAACATGCATTTGAAAAAGGCCTGGCTGAAACCAGACCGTTTATACATGAAACCTTTGAACAGGTACTGATTAGGACTACGGGCCTCTAATGATTAATGTACCTACAGAGACAGACGTAATTTCAGCTTGCGCGGCTGTCATACAGGCTACACAGGTCAGCGGCGGCCCGATTAAAGCCAAGATCATACCGCGCTGGATACTTGGCTTTAAGCCAAGTGAGGCTGTAGATATGATGCAGGCTCCCAATGAC